TTTATTTATTGGATGAAGATAAATGGATGTATGAATCTGAGTTTGATGAAATGAGAGAAAGAAAAAGAAAAAAAAATATTCAGGAAAATAAATCAACTGATTTAACACTACATTCATTGTTAGTAAAACATTTCAACATGTTGTATTTAAAAAAATATCTTAATAAATTAAGAGAGACTAGTGTTGTTAATATGTTTGCAGCGGCACCATATCTTTATATAGGTAAAGAAAGATTGGCTCACGAACACAAATATAACGATACTAACGAATCGTTTGATGAGTTACTTGATATGGCCGATAAGGCTCAAGGTGAAATGGTAAACGGAGTAATCAGTATTATTGAAGACGAAAATAAAGAAGTAACCGTAGAAAGAATCAATGCTTATTTAAGAAGATACTCTCCAAAAATTATTTCATTTTACGCAAATTACTTCTAAAGTAAAAACAAAGGATTTCTTTCACCGAAATGTCCACCAACAATGTTGTAGTAGTAATATTCTAAAGCATCTTCATAAGACATATCTTTTTGTAATGACTCAAGTATTTTATCACGTGAATAAAGTATTCTTATACCATTACCAAACTCTTCAACAACTCCTGTAATACAATCATCAAATCCGTCTAATAGAATTGCTCCTTCAGCTAATTCTTCTACTTCTTCTTTTGTCATTTGTTTTTGTATTCTTTCAGTGTGATTCCTTCGGTGTCTTTATCACTAATCTTAACTTTAAAGTTAAATCCTCTCATGTATTTTGTGATAATATCTTTCACTTCTTCTACGGTATCCCATTGAATACATCCTTCATGTTCTTTTGAGTATTCATTGTCAACCAAATAGTTAACGATTGTTCCACTTTGAAGTGTTAAAAATCCGTGAGCGTATCCTTTTGGAACATATACCGATTCACCTGATGTTAAAATGAATGTTTCTAACTTACCGAAGTCTTCACTGTCTTTATCTAAGTTGATAACAAAATCAATTACTTTTCCTTGAATAACTGAAACTAATTTGGATTGAGCCATTGGGTCATCTTGATAATGTAATCCACGAAATACGAATATATCGTCGTTTATGCTAATGTTTGATTGAACCCACTTGTCAGAAAGTTTAATTGGTGTAAAAGACCCACGATGGTCTTTAAAAACTGGTTGTAATAGTTGATAAGGTTTTTCCATGTGTAAAATATAATAAATTAATATTATTCAATCAACCATATATTTATATAGAAAACAATTATATATGAGAAACGCATTTTTTTTGAATATTACTAAAGAAGAAAAAGAATCAATACAAGATAAACACAGAAGTCAATATGATGGATATGTTACTCGTGGATTTAACACACCAAAAGAACAAATCCTTAATGTTGAAAATTTGGCGTTAGATGAAAAAGGAATTACTGTTAATAATAAAGGTGATGTTACTGAATATAGAAACACGAACATTAATCAAAAACTTAAAAAAGTTTGTGAACAATGTACTGGATTATATGAAGGTGATATGTGTGAACAATGTTCATCCATGAAAGAAGGTGAAATGTGTGAGCAGTGTGGTGGTGGAATAAAAGAGGGAGAACAATGTGAACAGTGTTCAACTAAATCATATTCTATGGAAGAAATTGAAGAAGGTATTAAAGTAAAATCAAAGGCTTATTTAGTACAAGAACAAATTAATGAATCACTTAAGTGGTTCAAGAAAATCATTTAATGAAATGAAAATCAAAGAAATCGTTGATTACTATTACAATCCAAAATCTGAAATCATACAAGTTAGTTTCAGATTAAAAGAAGATGGTGAAGACGAGATAAGAGAACATGAATTTGAACTGGACTTTGTTGAAAAGTCTGGTTTTTTCATTTTAGAGAACTATGATTATGAATCAAATGATTTACCAATTATATATGAAGAAGATACTGACGAGTTAATTATTGATGAAGAAGCGTCAGATGAAAAAGAATACGAAGTAGATGTAACTGAGTTAAAGGATTTTATGGAAGAATTCTACAAATTAAATCCAAAGAAAATTCCACCTTCGTTTTTATTCTAATAACTACATTTTTTTTATTGGTTGTGTTATATTTATGTAATAATGACACAAGACGTTGATTACATAATTTCATTACTTAAAGAATTGACTACCAATAACAGAAAAAAAGGTAGTAAAGATGAGTTAGGTGAACAAGACGCCGCCGCTGGTGGTGGAGGGGGAACTGCTAACACAAATAAAAGAGGTAGTAATTGGAATGAATTATATGTAACAACAAGAGGACCTGCAAATATGTTAGGTAAGAAAGGTGAGAAATGGGACTCAGGAGTTAAACGTGGTTCGGCAAATCAAGTTTGGTAAATATGGATAGTAAACAAGAATTATTAGAAAGAGTGTTGTTGATGATGAAATATGACTCATCAAGAACTTTAAATGAAAATGTTCAAATTATAAATGAACAGTCAGATGCAAATTGGAAAACCAAATATGCGTGTGTTCCCAAACACTATGGTGCTACAAAGGATACTTTAAAAGATGGCTCTACCGCATATAAAATTAATGGACTTTATTATTACAACAACGGAAGAGCTCAACCGTCACGAACATATTCATGTAATGACGCTTTTTTCAAATATCCTAAAAATCAAGTCGATGGAGATGCGTTTAGAAAATGGTTTTATAAGAATTATAGTAATGACAAATATTTAGGTAACATTGCAAAAAAATATAAAGTTTCACAAACAGGTCCTTACAATTCACCTGAATTAAGAAATGCTTGGGAATCGTATGGGTGGGAATTTTTAGAAGGTGGAGGGAAATTAACACCAGATGAAGTAATTGCTAAACGAAAAGAAATAGAAAATTCTGATATTGATGGTTATATGAGAAAGGTATGGGGAACAAGTTTTTCTATGCCTAACGCTAAATCTAAACAAGAATGGATTAATGGTTATGCTAAGTACGCGGCTAAAGAAATTGAAGGAGCTATTTACATGGTGTGGGGTACTAATCCTGATGGTAAATGTTCTAGAAAAGATAAATCATTTTTGGATGATAAACCAATCGGTTTAAAATGGCCTTCATTATGGGAAAGATTAAATAAAAAAGGAAGTTACAATGACGGAGGTAGTACGGTTAACGAATATAATACATGTTATAATGAAGATGTTGCAATGGGATTAAAAGATGCTTACAAACCTTCTTGGGACCATGTCGTTAAAGCTTACGGTATCAATACTACAGTATCTGTTGAAAAGATTGTTGATAAATTATGGAAAACATATACGGATGGTCATGGAAGTATTTCAAACGTACCGTCATATAGTAATCGTAGAATTTATAGAAATACGGGTTCTGTTTCAAAATCGGGTGGTATAACAATGGAAGAATTCCATGAAATTATGATGTATTTAGAAATAGGTTCAGCGTTTATACCTGGTATCGGCCCTATATTATCTTTCGGATTTGGTTTTGGTGACGCATTATTTTATATGGATGAAAATCCGGAAATGGGGGCCTTTGTTTTACTTTTAACTGTATTACCTGAATTAAAATTGTTTACTAATACTGTAAAATTAGGTAAAGCAACAGGTGTTTATGCCACTACCTTAAATAAACTCGCCAAAGGTGATGTTAAAGCGTTAACGAAACAAGAGATTGCGTTTGTTAATGAAGTTAAGACATTAGTTGAAACAAATAAAGGTGAGGTTAAATCTGAAGTTAAAAAGGTTGTAGGTAAAGAAGCTGATAAAATTTTAAATAATCCAAGTGCGAAAAAACAATTAAAACAGGAAGAGATTAAAGCTTTAAACACAGTATCTGCTGCGAAAAATTTAGAATTTTTAAAATTAGATACTTTATTTGGTATTGCTTTACCATTTACAACAAAATATGGTAGAGATATATTAAAACGAATTTTTGGATTATATGAAGAAAATTTTGGAGGAATGACGGAAGCTCAATGGGTTGATTTAGAAAGAAAACTTAATAAAGTTCCTAAAGAAGTAATGCCTCCAACTGTTACCGCTTTTGAAAACAAACCTGAGGAGTTTGTAGCGTATGTAAAAGAAGAAAAAGTTTCTAAAGCAATTAATTCAAGATTACAAAACTTAACACTAAAAGTACCATTAAACCAATTAGAGACTAAAACAACTGAAGAAGATATTGCTGTTATGATGGCACAAGAACCAAACAAATAATTTTTTATCAAAACAATAATATTTATAAAAAAAGACAAAAATGAAATCAGAAATTTTACTTGAAATAAATAGAGTTAAAGAGATTATGGGGTTATCCCCATCATTACTCAACGAGCAACTTGCGTTTTTAAAATCAATTGCAAAATCAGGAAAGGCAGAATTAAAGGCAGAATTAAAAAATTATTTAGATACATATGCAAAGGCTATGAATGTAAGTACGGACACCGCTCTTGAAGCATTTGAAAAAGACTATGCTGAGGCTTTGTTAAAAAATGACGATAATGTAGTTAATAAAGTATTTGATGATTATTTTAGTATTGTTTCTAAAGATTATGCGGATGATTTAATTGAGATGTATGCGAGAGTTTCACCTATAGAATTTGGTAAAGAGGTAGTCGGTGCTCAGTTAGGAGTTCAATATAAAGGAGTGTATGCTAAATATATTAAACCAGAAACTAAACTTACCGACGAAACTTTTAACAGTGTTAGAAATATGTTATACGATGTTAAATCTAAAAAATTAAATATTGTTGGAGATAGTTCTGCGGACATATTAGCAAGAGAGTCTCTTGCAGAATTTGAAGAAGCTCTTGAAAAGAAATTTACTGATTATAACGATGAGTATATTAAAAGGGAAGAAAAAAGAGAAGCTGAGGAAATACTAAAACAACAAGAAAAGGAACTGGCAACAAGAAGTTTAGATGACTGGTATGATGATGTTTATACGGTTGATACTAAAAATGCAAGTAAAAAGCCATTAACAAGAGAAGAATTCAAAGCTCAGGTAAAATCAGCTCAAGCTAAAGTCGCTGGTGCAAAACCAGTAGACATTGTAAAAGAGTTAATTGAAAGTGCTCCGAATAAGAAAAATGCGGTTGAATACATTAATAATGCGTTTAGAAAAAAAGGAGGTGTTGGAGATGTTGTTGACATGGCGGCAGATGGTAGTATAAAGACAACTAATAAATTGGTTGAATTTACAAAATCACTTGGAGCATTGGGTTGGGGAGGGTTATTAGTTATAGGTATTGCGGTTGCGGTTTTTGCACCAAGTGTTATTGAGTCTATTTACCAAAAATATAAAGAAATGAGCACTAAGTATAATGATGTTTATGATGCTCTTGGGGAAAGATTATCTGGAAATTATTATGATTTACCTGATGATGTTAAATTTTTTATTAGTCGGGAATTCACAATTGAACAAGCTAAAAAAAATGACACTACACCATATATTAAAAATATAGAATATAAAGAAAATACGGACTCTGAGGCAGGTTCAATAACAATTAAAATGAGTGATGACTCTATTGTAAAATATGAAACCTCTGATGGTAAAACATTTAATAAAGTTGGTGGTGAAGGTGAAGTTGAAAGCGGAAAAAAAACTGAAGAGGAATTTAAAGCCGCCGCTATAAAAGGAGGTTTTGATATTGGAAAATCATTTGTTAAACAAACAGACACAAAATATTGGGGGGTTGATAACGATGATACAGAAAGTACTACTGAATGGAACGGGACAACGTTTATTGTAACGGCAGGACACATTTAAAAAAATATTATGAAAAAAATAATACTAGAACAGGTTGATAAATTAAATGTTAAAGAAAAGAGTAAATACGATGCCGCTATAAAGTCGGGATTTAAAATTACTACTGTTAAAGAGTTTAATAAGGATACTGCGAATTATGAATATAAGTCGTTTGGAACGGGATATAGTCCCGCAATTCAGCCTGTTTATGTTAGAAAAAAGAAAACAGTTAGCCCCCCAAAACCAGTTGAAACTGAAAAAGAAAAAAAAGACAAAAAACCTTATAGTGAAGTAAAATTACCGTTTACAAAAACTTCAGAGAGTGATGAGTTTAGAGCTTGGTTATTATCAAAATTTCCTGATTATGGAGATGAGGTAAAAATGACCAAATTATTAACTGTCGCTAAACCATCATCAAAATACAAAACATCAGACGCCCTTAAAAACGCTTATTTTGATAAAGGTGCTGAATATGTAAAATGGGTTACTGGTGGTGGAAAAGTTGATAGTAAAACATTTGCAGTTACTGACGGAACATATATACCAACCAATGACAAACCAACTGAAATAGAAAAAACTACTAAGAAGATAAAAAGAATGGGATGTAAAAATGTTGGTGATACTAGCAGATTTAAAACCTTATCCTCTGACGATTCTCAAAGAAATGATTTTGTTAGAGATTTTTTATCGTGGTGGAAGAAAAAATTCAATAAGATATTTTTTGTATCAGATGGTAAATGTGGTATGTATCCTAGAACGGTATCCAGTTGGATTTATGGTGTTTTATATGATGAAAACGGTGATGAGTATTACGCATGGCAAGATGAAAATATAAATAATCTCGCAAATGTTAAAGATACAACTGAAGAAGGAGATGATACTACATATTTTGATATGTGGTTAAGAGATAGAGAGTTAAATATAAGAGCTCAAGAAGAAAAAAGAAAAGAAATACAAAATAAATACGGTGATAAAAACGAAAAAGAAATATCAGTTGTTAAAGATTTTGAAGGTCTTAAACTAGCGGCTGGTAACGCCAAAATTAACCCTACTAGACAAAATTGTAAGGTGTTATTCCAACAAACGAAAGGTTACAATAATACTGATAAAACTATTAACGCAACCATTGAAACTTGTAGGTCAAAATTCCCATTGATGGACATACCTGAAAGTCTTGAAAATAAAATATCCGGAAAATTAAAACTAATGAAAGAAAATAAAAGTTTAAGTGAATCTATAACTAATAAGATTAAATCAAAGAAATATGAAAAAACTTTGGGTGGTCTATCAGAACAGTTCGACAAACAAAATTACAGAAAATTCTTTGATACGTTAACTAAATTTAGAAATAACAATATCAACGAAGCGACAAATTCAGAATTTGAAAAATCATTTGATGTTATTTTCCAAGGTAAAGAAACAGAGTTTAAAAACAGAGCGATAGAATATATCTTAGGTAAATTGGAAGTTTCACCATCGTCTGAACTTGGTAAAAGTATTAAATCAGAATTAGATAGAGTACCAGCTAAAGACATGTTTAGAAATGAATATGATGTCCCTGAGGCAATATCAAAGGCTATTGAGACATCTTCACAATCAAATAATGGTGAACAAACAGGATTAAAAGGTATTGTATCTCAATCAATTAAATTTGACGATAAACAAATCAAACAAGGTGTTAGACAACATCTTCATGATTATATCGAAGGAGTTAAAGATGATATTAAGTCTTTGGAACAAAAATTAAAAAGTTCGATAGTACAAGGTCTTTAAAAAGACTTTTGATATTCAGTCCAAACTTTTTGTAAAGATTGACCCACAGAATCCGAAAATATAGAAGGTTCTGTGGGTTTTTTCATTAACCTCATATTGGTTTCACCCAATAACTTGTCCCCTTTCTTCGAATTACACGTTATACAACACGTAACTAGGTTATCCCATGTGTTACCCCCACCTTTTGATTTAGGGATGATATGGTCTATTGTAAGGTCTTTTTTACTACCACAATAAACACAAGCGTTATGGTCACGTCTCATGATTCTATGACGATTAACACGAATACGTCTACGAGTGATTGAAACGTAGTTTAAAAGTCTAATAATAACGGGTCTAACGAGTTTTATAATACCGCACACGACTGGCTCGTCAGATGATTTTACAACCTCTGCCTTCCCTTTATAGACTAAATTAAACCCACGATTAAACGATGTTACATTTAAGGGACTATAATCTGAATTAAGAACTAATACTCCATTCATATTCATAAAGATATTAATAAAAATTTATTAGGACAAATTGAATTTACCAATAAGTATTATTATACTTAAATTGTTATGTCAGAAAACAAAATACAAATATCAGAAAAATATAGAAATGATGTTAAGGGATTGACTCATGATAAACTTATATTAGTTCCTTTGGAGGTATTAGAGAGTTTATGTGATTTTTATACATGGAAAGAATTTATGTCAAATCCATACTTTATTGAAGAACAATCATCTCCAATCATTAAAAAATATGATAAAGTGAAGTTTTCGTTTGATGACGAATGGGATAATTATAGTGGAACACATTTTGGGTATTAATTATGTTTGTAATCGTTAAATTTATAAAAAACAAAAAAGGAGTTGAGATGCCAGTCATCCTTCTAAACATCCATGATGAAATCTTGGAGTTTAATACCTATGAAGAAGCTGAAATAACAAAAGAATTATTTGAGAAAAATTCTGATTCAGGTCATAAGTATATTGTCAAAGAACTTTAATATTGTCACAAATTTAATCTATATTTGTGACAAATAAATGCCTTCGTAGCTCAGTAGGATAGAGCAACAGATTTCTAATCTGTGGGCCAGGGGTTCGAATCCCTTCGGGGGTACTATTTAAAAAGGGTAAATTTTTACCCTTTTTTATTTTTACTAATATTTATCAATTAGTGATATAAAAATTTAAAGAAAAAAACGGTGAAGGAAATTATACCAACAATTATTACATCAGTAACATCTATCATTATAGCATTAATTACCGCAGGGGTTTTTAACATGATGAAAGAAAAAAGAGCGAAACAAAACTCAAGAAACAAACTTTCACAACAAATAGAAACAGACGAAATTGTTCATTCTACGTTAAGAGAAATAAGAAGAAAATATAACGCAGATAGAATATATGTCATCCAATTTCACAATGGTGGTAATTTTTATACATCGTCAGCAATGCAAAAAGCCTCAGTTACATATGAAAGATGTTCTGACGGACTTGAAAGAATAACTGAAAAAATACAAAATGTATTTGTAAGTCACTATAATTGGTTGATTAAACAAACTATGGAGCACGGATTGTTTATTCACGATTGTGAGCATATTTCCGATATATCAACAAGAGCATTAATTAAAAAGTTTGGAACACAGTCTATGGTAGCATTACCAATTACGGATAAAGATAATCATTTGATTGCTCTTCTTTGTATGGATTGGGTATTCAGTGAGCATGTTGAGATATATTGTGAAAATGAGGAGTTTACAAAGACTTTTGTTGAAGAATTTAAAACTGATACCGAATCGGTTAAAAACTTTTTGATTTAATAATCTAAATCAAAGTTTGGGTTACTAGCCCTATTACCAACCCATCCAGCGGTATCTATTTCATAAAAATATTCGGTATTATATTCTAAATCTTCAGTTGTCTCAACTTCTATTGCTATTGGTAGTGCATATATAAATATAGTTTCATTTGTCTCTTCATAATCTGTGATTGTGTCAGAGTCAATTTTGTCATATCTGTTAAGTTTACTAACTTCTGATTTTAATTCTTCATTAATACTAAAATAAATGTCTAATTTTAATTCGTAAGCATCGCTTTTTTGTTGTTCACCTGTACCACTACAGTCATAACAATCTTCATGACCGCTACCCCCACAGGTATCACAATCACTTTTACCACCACCATCACAATTTCCACATGTTTCACCTTCTTCGTTTTCACCTTCACCACCACAATCAGAACATTCTACTTCACCTGAACCATCACATTCACTGCAACTAATCTCACCATCACCACCACAGTAATCACAGCTTTCCTGAACTTCAGTATCAAATACATTGGCAATTGCGTAGGTAAATCTTTCATTATCTACTTTCCATAATATTGATTCAAATTCTTTTTCACCATTATTAATAGCACCGATTAAAAATACCAATTTAACAAAATCCCATCCTTCTAACACGGACATCATTTGTTGATACGGGCCTTTACTGCTATTTAATTTTCTTGATATTTGTGCGACATTTGTATCTTTAATCGATAAAGATAACTTTTGAGCAATTCTAATTAATTTATTGTTTTCCATAATATTTATAAATATACCATTTTTATAATGAATAAAAAACAATTACACGAACAATCGTTAAAGGAACTACGTAAGTTAGAATATATCTTTGAGGAGGAATCAACTGCAAGACCTGTTGCAACAAGTGTTAAAAGTCACTTGGAAGGTTTAGGATACGAAACTAAAAGAACAATGGCGGAAGTTGGTGATTTAACTCCTGAATTTGGGGACACCTTAAAAGATGTCGGAAGTGCATTTAAACAAAAATTACCTGATTTAAAAATAAAGTTTGGTTCAGGTAGAGATTTATTTCATAAAGCATATCCAAATAGTAGACACAATAAAGGTAATGCTATTGATGTTGTATTCAAAGGAATTGAAAAAGGTGATGATGATGAATTAAATAAAATCTCAACTTTACTATGTGCGTTAAGAAAAAAATACCCCGGATTTACATTTATTGATGAGTATAGAAGACCAAGTAGATTCTCAACAGGAGTTCATTATCATTTATCATATTCAGATAGTAAAACAGATGAAGGTGGTGGAACCTCTCAATTTTGTTCGTCCCTAAAAAACTTAGATAATTTAGAAGATATTGATTTTGAAAAAATTGATAACCTACAAACAACAGAAACAACAAAAGACCCTAGTAAATTAGAGAAGTTCTTAGATTATATTGGATTAGGAAGTTTAACTGATATTAAATCAGGTGATAAAGAAAGTCAAAAAGAATTGGTATCAAAGGTTCAAGATAAAGAAGATGTTAAAGATACTGATGACGGATTTGAAATCTTTGGATATAATGTTGACGATATAATAAATAAAATTGATGACATTTTACCTCAATTTGAGTCGGAACAAAAGAGAAAGAATATTTTAGAAACTCTTGCAATTAGAGATATTTCAGGAATGTCAACTTACGGAAGGAAAAATGAAAAACTTAAATCAAGAGATTTTTTTGTTATCCACCATACCGCAGGTAGAGGTGATGCTGAAAAAGTTGTTGGTATTCTTAACAGTAGAAAAGGTGGATTAGGAGTTCAGTGGGTTATAGAAAGAGATGGGTCAATTGTTAGAACATTACCAAGTGGAAGTAGAGGCGCACACACTTTAAATTCAAGTGATTTCCCATCGGCACCACAAGGAATTAATAATTCTAACGCTGAAGGTGTTGAAGTTATTGGTATGAATGATGAGGACATTTTACCAGTACAAGCGGTTTCAGCACTTAAATTAGTTAAATCTTTGGGGTATAGTCCTGATAGTATTTACGGTCATGGTGAAATAAATCCGGGGCATAAAGCAAAAACTGAGGGTCAAACAATCAAACAATTCATTTTAAAAAATTGGGGTAATAGTGAATCTGATTATGATTATTCTATGTTTGAAAATAGGGGAATTGATGTTGAGGCGGAAACAAAGAATATTAAAGAACCAAGTAAATTGGATTCATTTTTAGATGCCGTTGGATTAGGAAGTCTGACAGGGGCTAAAGCTGGTGATAAAGAAAGTCAAAAAGAATTAGTTTCAAAGGTTGAGAATGAAAAAGACGTTAAAGATACTGGCGATGGATTTGAAATTTTTGGATATAAAGTTGACGATATATTAGATAAAATTGGTGATTTATTACCTCAATTTGAATCAGAACAAGAAAAAAAGAATCTTTTAGAAGATATTGAAAGAATTAAATCAAAAATGATTAAATAAAAAAAGGGACTGAAAAGTCCCTTTTTAATTGGTGGAGGTGCTGGGTTTCGAACCCAGGTCCAAAAATGTTTACGATAAAACACTACACGTTTAGGTCATTGTTTTTCTAAACAATCCGAAACTTCACAATTCCCTTATTTTATAGTGGTTCGGTTTACTGAGAACTAATCCTCCACTTTGTTCCTTTTCGGATAGAAACCACACCACGGTACGAGCTTCTGTTTCAAGGCGTATGCTTACCGGCCCATTGTATACTAATCTTAGATTAGGCTACAGATACTTCTTCAGTACGGATTAAACCGAGTGTAGAAAGTTTTGCAATTGTGTTGCCGTTTGTTTTTTAAACCAGTTTTACAGGGTTAGTTTAGCCCCGACGTGCGTTTTATAATAAATTCATTCCTGTCAAATCCAGAAACACCCCCATAAATCAAAGAACTATGTTACAAAGATATAAATATATTCTTCTTTTACCAAGTATTTATTTAAAAAAAGTTTAATGAGTCAACTTTATCAAGCATTAAAAGATTTTACGGAAGGTTTAGCTACTGCAAATTTTGTTAGATACGAAGACGATGAAGATATTTTACGTATTACAAGAATAAATGAAAAAAATCTTGGTAAATCTTTGGTTTATTTAACATTTGATACTGAGGATTATGTTGACCTTTTCACTAGAAATAATGATGAAACTAATAACGGTTATTTAATTAGAGTTGCTTTCCAAGGGGGGTATTATGGAGATAATGTTTTCGTTGATGATTATTCCATGGATTATGATTGGGATGAGGGTTATTTACTACATTATTTCAATAATGAGAATTTAGATAGGGTCAAACAAATAGTAAAAATATTACGACCTAGTCTTTCCGTAGAGAATTTAACAGAACATAACGATAAAATTATTGAAATTTGTAAGTGGTTAAAAAATGATTTTTCAAATGAGATAGATAGTATTATTTACGATTATTCAAGTGAATATGATGAAGCACTCGTTAAAGGATTAAGACAATATGTTACATCTAAATTATGTAACGCTTTACTTCCTTTAAATATCTTTGAGAAAAAATGTACTAATCTCTACATGACAACTGTAGCAATTCTTTTAAATACTTGGGATAAATCTGGTGAAGACAAAGACGCTAAACTTTCAGATATGTTAAAAACAAGTATTGACCAATTGGGAATACAGTTTGATGAAGATTTATATGAAGATTATTATGCTTATTTTGATAGTCAAAATTATGATGATGAAAGTTTTAACAGAAGTGTAACTTGGAATCTTGATAAAATCATGGAAAAAATTGAAGATAGTGATAATATTGATTCTTATCGTAAAAACTCTGAAGTACTTGAAAAATTGTCAAATTTAAAGTATGGTGATATTGGTAAATGGTATGAATTTCCTCCACAAAAAACATTTGGCGAAAAAACACCAAACAAATTCATAATTCAAGATGTTAATGACGGAAAAATACTTATTACATATACTGACTATGAAAAAAATCAATTTAACCAAACCGTTAAAATTGATTATGATACTTTCTTAAATTTTTTATATCATCCTGAATTGTTTTAATAGAAAAATGGCTTATCTTTATAAGCTATGATAGAAAATGTTGATTTCTTAAAAAAGGTATTGTCAATACCTACAAAATCATTTAAAGAAGATTTAATGATTGAATTTTTGGTTGAATATTTAACCGAAAAAAAACACAATTTTAAAGTTGATGACTTTGGAAATGTTTATGTCACAAAAGGTGAAATAAACGAGGGTGAATCCTACCCTTGTATTGTTGCACATACCGATACGGTTCATAACATTGACACAATCAATATCCATGAAGAACAACTTAAAGACTCAAAAGGTAATCCAAGTTTATCACTTAAAGCATATAATGATTTGGGTAACCCGACAGGTATTGGTGGTGATGATAAGTGTGGAGTGTTTGCCTGTCTTCAGTTATTGGAAGTCTTTGATGTAATTAAAGTTGCTTTATTTGTATCTGAAGAAGTTGGTTGTTTGGGTTCAAAAGAAGCTGACAGGGATTTCTTTAGTAATGTGGGTTATGCAATTCAATTTGATGCTCCTGACGATTACATGGTAACAGAATATTGTTATGGTGTTAAAGTATTTGAAACGGATTCTGAATTTGAGACAAAGGCTAAAAAAGTTCTTTCTGAAGGTATGTTGTCTGAACCAAAATATATGCAACATCCTTACACTGATGTTTGGCAACTTCGTAAGAAGTTTGATTTCTCTTGTATTAACTTTTCAATCGGATATCACAACTATCACACACCAAATGAATATGTTGTTGTTCATGAAGTTTTTGCTGGTATGAATACAGGTAAAAAACTAATTGAAGAACTTGGTAAACAGAAATACAAATTCATACATAGTTCACAAGTTTTTAATTTTTAATCATAAAAAAAGGGGGTTTATTCCCCCTTTTTCTTTCTTGGTCTTTTCACTTTTGATGTTTCATCAGGTTGAATTTCAATTTCTGATATTGACACTTCTTCCTCATTAATTTCAATATTGTAGGTTTTATCCATTACAATTTTTTCACGTAATACTTCATCTGAAATGTAGTCTTCAATCTTTTCTTGAATTGCTCTCTTCAAAGGACGCGCTCCGTAAACATCATCAAATCCAACTTTTGAAACAAAGTCAATTACTGACTGACCGAAGTTAATGTTATATCCCAATTTTGACAAACGAGATTTCAATTTGTTAACTTCAACCAAAACAATCTTTTGAATATCGTCATTTTGAAGTGTATTGAATACAATTACCTCATCCAAACGATTGATAAACTCAGGTGCGAAGTGATTCTTCAATTCTTTGTTTAACATTGTTTTCTTAAGTTCTTCGTTGGTATAAACATTACCTGTCTTACTAAATCCAACACCTGCTCCAAACTCTTGCATCTTTTTCACCCCAAGATTTGATGTCATAATGATTAGACAGTTCTTGAAATTAATTTTTCTTCCAAAACTATCCGTCATATAACCTTCATCTAATAGTTGAAGTAATGCTGAGAAGATATCTTTGTGTGCTTTCTCAACCTCGTCAAATAATACCACAGAGTATGGTTTAGTTTTAACTTGTTCTGTAAGTTGTCCACCTTCATCGTATCCTACATAGCCAGGAGGAGAACCAATCAAACGAGATACAGTATGTTTATCTTGGTACTCAGACATATCAACTCGAATAAGATTTTCATCGCTACCAAAGATTTGTTTTGCTAATTCTTTTGCCAATAATGTCTTACCAACACCTGTTGAACCTAAGAATATAAATGAACCAATTGGTTTATTTGGGTCCTTGATACCTAATCTATTTCTACGAATAGATTTCGCAATCTTTGTAACCGCTTCTTTTTGTCCGATAACCGATTTATTTAATTCTTCTTCTAAATTAATAAGAGCAATCTTATCATCTAAATTAAGTTTTGTTAAAGGTATTTTTGTCATTGTTGACACCACCTCGTAAACCAATTCTTCAGAAATTGTTTTTCTATTATCTAATAAAGTTTGTTCAAACTTTTTCTTTTCAATATCAAGTTGTGATAAAACTTTCTTTTCTTTATCTCTTAAGTTTGCGGCTTCTTCATAATTCTGTTTTTTAACAACAAGTAATTTTTGTTGTTTAATCTCTAACGCCTGACGTTTTAATTCATCAATTATCTCAGGATTTTTTACATCCACCTGAGCTCTTGCTCCGACTTCATCCAAGATGTCAAATGCTTTATCAGGGAACTCTCTGTCCGTGATATATCGCTCTGCTAAGTCAACACAGATTTGTAGAATATTATCGGTATAATTTACTTTGTGATAATTTTCGTATCTGTCTTTAACATTTTTAAGGATTTGTAATGTTTCTTCTTTTGTTGATGAACTAACAATTACTTTTTGGAAACGTCTATCCAACGCTCCGTCCTTTTCAATTTGTTTTTTGTATTCGTCCAATGTAGTAGCTCCAATACATTGTATTTCACCTCTCGATAATGCTGGCTTTAAGATGTTGGATGCGTCCATGGAACCTGAGGCATTACCCGCTCCGACAATAGTATGGATTTCATCAATGAATAGAATAACATTTGGGTTTGCTTGAATTTCTTCCAAAATAACCTTTAATCTCTCTTCAAATTGACCACGATACTTTGTTCCGGCAACAACTGAATTCATTTCTAATGAAAGAATACGTTTGTCAACCAAGTTTCTTGGACAATCACCTTCAAAAATCTTCATTGCTAATCCCTCAACAATTGCCGTCTTACCACAACCAGGTTCACCGATGATAATTGGGTTATTTTTCTTTCTTCTTGAAAGAATTTGAGCAATACGTAATATTTCGTCTTCCCTACCAACAACTGGGTCTAACTTACCTTCTTCAGCAAGTTTAATAAGGTCACGACTAAAATTGTCTAAAACAGGTGTACTTGAGTTAACCTCTGCTTTTTTTGGTAGTTTCCCACCTTCTTCAACTGAATCTGTCATAAAATAGTTTTTATTAAAATTAAATGAATTTGTTCTTAAATTCAACTACAAATGTAATTCAAAATTATTTATCATTAAAAAAAAAGTTATGGCAATCACAAAAGAAACAATCAGTGGAACAAATATTATTTGTGAAATTGAATCATCAAACATTACTAAAACTGATTTCAACACGGAGAGTAAAAAACTAATTGTTGATTTTAAAACAGGGGCTCAGTACGAGTATGAAGGAGTCCCACATGAAGTTTATACAAGATTTAGAATGGCGGAATCACAGGGAAGTTTTTTTAATAAAAACATTTCAAAAACATACAAATATAAAAGATTGTAATTAGTTGATATTTATTATTTGTGAAAGATAATAATATAATCCAAAGTTTTTTTTCTAAAGATGAACTCAACTCAAAAATTTGGGATGAGAATCAAAAATTGAGAAAAGAAGTAAGAGAAAAACTACTTCAAACAGCCAATGAATTTATTGATTTTATTGGTGTTCCTTTATTAATTGAAGATGTTATTTTCACAGGTTCTTTAGCAAACTATAATTGGTCTGAGTATTCTGACATTGATTTACACGTAGTTTGTGATTTTATTCAATTTTCAGATACTGAATTATCACTTTACGAAGAATTATTTAAAGTTAAAAAAACTATTTTTAATACCAATCACGATATTAAAATCTTTGGGTATGAAGTTGAACTATATGTTCAAAACGCATCTGAAGCACATTTTAGTTCAGGGGTTTATTCAGTTCTATATGATGAATGGGATGTAAAACCTGAAAAAGAAGATTCAAATATTGACACTAAAATTCTTAAATCAAAAATTAATCATTGGAAAAGTCAAATTGATACTGTTGTTGATAACGCAACTGAAAAGGATATTGATGAGGCTCGAGAATATATTAAAAAGTTTAAAGAGAAACTTAAAAAATATCGTAGTTCAGGTCTTAAAAAAGAAGGTGAATATTCTTACGAAAATTTGGTGTTTAAATACTTAAGAAGAAGTGATTATTTAGAAAAATTATTTAATTTAGAGAATAATCTTTTAGATAAAGAACTTTCTTTAATGGAACAAAACATAGATTTTTTACTTAATCTAAAAAAATCCTAATTTTCTGTATATTTATAAAGAAAAAATAACATGGCAGTATTTTCGTCGGGAACTTATACTTATAAGTTAATTAATTACACAGGTGTAACTAATTGTGAAGCGTGTACTTCATCAATACAACCACACCCAATATATGGTAGTATGTCAAATTCTGCGGACACTATTGTTCAACTAACTGCAATAACCCTTGGCGGATTTAATGGATTAAATAATTAAAAAAAAATGAGTAAGATAAACCCAATCGGTAGTGAAAAACTACAAGGAATTGAAAAATTACAAAGAATTATGGAAATTGCAAGATATAAAGAAGCAATCCCAAATTCTATAAATGAAACATCATCAATTGATTACAGAATCACATTGGCTGATGGTAATACCTATGAGATTGTTAAAGAAAGATTAGGATACATTATTAAGAAACAAATTAACGAATCTACTTCAGATTATATTGATGTTATTAAAAATAGAAAACATTTTTCATCATATTCTGCGGCAATGAGAAAATTAAACTTAATGGCTGGTGAACTTAACAGAGTTAATGGTATTAGTGAAGGTATATCTTTATTTACTGAAGATAAAAAATATATGTTGAAGGCACCTCAACCAAAAATGGAAGCTCCAACTGAAGAACCTTCAGATTTACCGCCACCATCTCCTGAGCCAGCTCCGGCACCGGCTCCTGAGGGCGCAATGTCAACACCTCCATCAGATGAGGAATTACCAATGTCTCCTGAAGGTGAAGAGCCGGATATGGACATGGATTTACCTGATATGGAAGATATGGGTGGAGAACCGTCAGAAGGTGGTGAAGGTGAACCTGTTACATTTAAGTCTATCCAAAAGTTAACTGGTAAGTTGGCTCAAAAGATTAGAGATTATTCAGGTGAAGACGAGTTATCAAGTAAAGATGTAAAATATGTTATTAATTCAATATTATCTTCTTTAGATTTAAATTCATTAGATGAAGAAGATAAGGAAGAAATCTTAACAAGATTTGATGGTGAAGAAGATTCTGACTATGGAATGGAAGATATGGGTTCAGAAGAAGACGAAATTGATATTGATACTGAAGAAGAACCAATTGAAGAACCTGAGGGTGAAATGGCTGAAGGATTTATGGATGAAATGGAATTTAAAGAAGAAGATTATGTTAATTCAGCTTTAAACAGTATTTTCAGTGAATCAACAATTGAAAAAGTTCTTAAAAGTTATGTTGTAGTTAATGAAAATGAAAAGAAATTTGTTAATAACAAGAAAAAAGAACAAAAAGTTATTTCAGAATCAAAAAAAATAAGATACTCAAAAGAAATTGAAAGATTATCTTTAACTGAAGCACAAGCTGAAATATCAAAAAAGATTGTTAATAATTTCCCATATATAACTTTTGTTGGTAAGACTAATAAAGGTAATTTAGTATTTGAAAATAAAAACAAACAACTTAAGGTATCCCCACAAGGTAATATCCTATGAGTTATTTAGTTTTTGTTAACGGATTAGGGGCAAATTATAAAGGGAATAAAACTTACGAGTTTATTTTCTCAGAAACCACTGATGTATTTGGTGATGATTGGGACACAAACCCCGCAAATGGGAATCCAACACCACCTGATACTGAAGAAATTAAAAAAGTAGGAGTATTGAATAGAGACGGAATAGATATGGAGCTCATTCAAAACTCCGATTTTTTTTGTATGAAAGATGCGATTGATAAAGTAATTGCGTTGGCTTGGGAAAAGGATAGTGATAAAGATAATAGATTAGTATTTCACTTTGGAATGAGTGAACAACAGGTTAAAGATAAACTATACGAAAAGGACATAATCCTTGAGTATTACAAAGAATTTGAAGAAAATGGTAACAGAAAAACAAATCCAAGAAATAATTAAGATGGGTGTTAGTAAAAACACTTTATCAAAGATGACATTAAAAGAAATTAAAAACTTACATGAGAGTATGGTAAATTCTCAAGGGTTTGTCGGAATGGATAAACCAATCGGAAGAATGGAAACTAAAGAACAAGTTACATCAGTACCTGGAAAACCATCATATAAGATTGGAGACAAGGGTGGAGTAGTTCCCGCAAACGATAAGGGGTATTCAATAAAGAAAAATACTGATAATACGGTTACCGCAACTCCAATGGAAGAAAATAAAAAACCAAAGAAAAAAGTTGAACAAAATCCTTTTGGTATTTGTACGACATCATTAGGTTTAAAAGGTAAAAAGAAAGACGATTATACTAAAGGTGAAGAGAAAAAATTTGAAAGATGTGTTCTTGATGTCAAAAAGTCATTAAAAGAAGGTAAAAATCCATATGAAGTAATTTTGGAACAAAAAATGAGAGAGATTGTTGAATCAAATTTAAGACCCACTATGACAAAGAACGATTTAATCAATAGTATTTTGGAATCAAAAACAAAAGAAAAAACTAAAGAGAAAGAAAAAACAACTACTCCTACTAGAAAGAATCCTTTCAAACCGGCTCCTGATACTGAGCCAAGACCAAAAGGTTCAGGTACTAAGGAAAAAGAAAAAACTAAAGAAAAGGAAAGAACAACAACAAATCCTAGAAAAAATCCTTTTCAACCAGCTCCTAACACAGACCCAAGACCAAAAGGTGAATTACCATCATATTTGAATTTTGGTAAAATGAATATTAAATTAAAAGGTGAGTAAGATGAAAAAAGAACAATTAGTAAAAAGATTGGTTAGTCGAATTAATGAGGCTCCTATCGGATACGAAGGACCTGAAAGAATGGCTCCTGATATCCAATCTAAATTTGAAAAAGGTGAAACTCCTCATTCAGGTAGTAAAGCATTTCCTGAAATTACACCTGAAGGACCGGATAAACCATCTAACTTTGAGCAACTTATTGCTTCACAAAGATTTAAAGAGGTTATCAACAGACTAAAAAGATATACTGGTCTTCAAGATGTTACATCACAAAACGCGATGATGCAACTTCAAATGATGGTGATGAGTGCTATGCAAGAGATTGCTCAGATTGAATCTGAAAACAAAGAATACTTGGAAGAACTTGCAATTGAAGTTGTTCAAAAAGAATTCGCAATTCCTGAAGGTTCATTACAATATGATGTAAAGTTAGTTCAACCAAATGATATTGACTCAAGTAAGTTATCACCTAAAGGTGAAGAACCAAGTGAAGAAGAAATTGAAAATATGTTTGGGTCTGAAGAAGAACAAGAACAACTTGAAGATTTCATGGACTCATTCGAACAATTTGACTTAGAAAAGGCAAAAAGAAGATTTATCAACTCACTTATTCAAGGAGCCGCTAAACAATCTTCTTATATGTTTGAATTGTTAAACAGAGAGTTAAATGCTATTAACCCAAGGTTATTAAATTTGTATGGTGTGTTTATGTCATTTGCTGATTCACTTTATTGGTTAATGCCTGACTCAATGGTTCAAGGTATGGCAGGTGATGGAGAATCTACTTTTGGTATGTCTGAATTGGATGCTAAAACTGACCCACCGACAGTAAAAGCTCGTGGTGTTAACTTACCAATCCTTATTCATGAACTTGCTAAAGGTGTTATGGAAATTGCTGGAACATACGGATTACCAAAAGATAAAACAAGACAAGAGGCGGTGATTAACTCACAAGATACTGTTGTAGGTGAAATTTGGGATATGAGATTAGGTCCTGTTATTTGGCAAAAGTTCCGTGAGTCTTATCCTGATGAGTTATTTGATGACGATAAAAGAAACTTACAACAATATTTTCTTGTAAAGTTTGCAGAACTTACACCAAACGAATTCTTTGCTATGGCTCGTGAAATTTTATCAGGTTCACCAAAAGGAAAGAAAATGGTAAAAGACATGGTTGATGAAATTGAGAGGAATTAAAAGGATATGAGTATGAAGATACTATGAAGAAATATGAGGATGATGATGACGACGATGATGATGAAGATTTTGATGACTTCTTAAAAGGATTAGGTATCAACTAAAAACTTTAAAACCCTTCAGAGATGAAGGGTTTTCTATTTTACGATAAATTTTATATTTATAGTATATGAGTTTATCTAAAGAAGCCGTTTTAATGGAGTATGCCAAGTGTATGAAATCAACACCATACGCCCTTAAAACTTATTTACAGACATATGACAACACTGTTTCAAAGTATGTCCCATTAGAGTTATTCCCTGACCAAATTAGTCTGGTTGAAGATTATGAAAACTATAATGAAAATATTGCACTAAAGTATAGACAAGCTGGTGTATCTACGGTAACCGCTGCTTGGTCATCAAAAAAACTTGTTTTTGCTAAAAAGAATAGTCCTGAAAAGGTTTTGATTATAGCAAATAAGTTGGATACTGCGGTGGAGGTGGCGAATAAGATTAGAGGATTCACCGACCAATGGCCTAGTTGGGTTGGTGTTGGGTTTTCTGCTGAAAAAAATTCACAAAGACATTTTAAATTAACTAACGGATGTGAAGTTAAGGCAGTTGCGACATCTAAGGATGCTCTTCGTGGTTATACACCCACAATATTAATATTTGACGAGGCTGCGTATATTGAAGCTGATGGGGATTTTTGGGCGGCTTGTATGGCATCCTTATCTACAGGTGGTAAAGTAATAGTTGTATCAACACCAAACGGATATGACGCAATCTATTATGAAATTTACGACCAAGCATTAAAGGGAATGAATGAATTCAAAGTTTCCGAAATGGTTTGGTGGAAAGACCCAAGATATGCGAAAGATTTATCATTAGTTAATGTTAAAGATATTATTCATTATTATTTAAATCGTAATGAATACCCGAATGTTGAAATTATTGAATATAATAATAAAGAAAAGAACTTTGATGAGATAAGACAACTGATTTCACAGGGTTATAAGCCAAACTCATCTTGGTATGAGTCAATGGTAAAGAAACTTAAATACGATAAACGTAAAGTTAACCAGGAGTTGGAATGTGCGTTTCTTGGTTCAGGGGATAACGTATTTAATTCTGATATGTTGGAAGATTTAAGGGTAAATATGGTTAAGGAACCACCTACGAAGATGATGGGTGGTGGACTATGGATTTGGAAAGAACCTGAAATAGGTAAAAAATATATCATGGGAGTTGACGTATCTCGTGGTGACAGTGAAGACTTTTCAACATTTCAAATTGTTGATTTTGATACAAGAGAACAGGTTGCTGAGTATGTTGGTAAACTTCCTCCTGACACTTTGGCTGAAATATGTTATAAGTGGGGTAATATGTATAATGCGTTCATTGTTGTGGATATTACTGGTGGTATGGGTGTTACAACATCTTTAAGATTAAGGGAACTTGGATATAGGAATGTGTATGTTGATGGAGTTGATGTGTCAAACAAATGGCAATACGACCCAAAGGCAACTGAAAAAATACCAGGAATTAACTTTAATGCTAAAAGAGTTCAAATTATAGCAACTTTTGAAGAATATCTAAGACATGGATTTAGAATAAATTCAAGTAGGTTGTTAAATGAAATGAATACATTTATTTACATGAATGGAAGACCTGACCACCAAAAGGGACAACATGATGACTTGATTATGTCTGTTGCGATGGCACTTTATGTTGGTGAAACATCATTTTCATCACTTAACAAGGTGACAAATCAAACAAAGGCGATGATTGACTCGTGGACTGTTAACACTAATGAATTTAATAGAAGACAATTTATGGACCCGGTAATTTCACAACAACAAGAAAACTTTAAACGAGAGGCAACAAAAAGTGACTACGAAAACTATTTATGGTTATTCGGTGGTAAACGATAAAAATATGGGATTATCTAAAAGACAAAGAACGGGAACATATAACGCGACTGGGTCAAGAATGATTGTACCTGGACTGGGTGGATTAAGTTCTAAAATACAAAATGGAGATAAAGTTTCTATTCGACCAAATAACACAATTATTTTTGAACCATCTCCGACGCCTTCGTCAACATCTATACCAACATCTACACCAACTCCAACACCTTCTATAACTCCAACACCTTCTATAACCCCTACTAATACTGTTACGCCAACAAATACAATTACTCCTACTAACACTCAAACACCAACTAATACTGTTACACCAACAAATACTCAAACACCAACTAATACTGTTACACCAACAAATACAATTACACCAACAAATACAATTACTCCAACTCAAACACCGACTAATACTGTTACACCAACAAATACTCAAACACCAACACCTACTCAAACTCCTACTAATACACCGACACCTTCAATTACCCCAACTAAAACTGTAACTCCAACGGTAACTCAAACACCTACTAATACTATAACTCCAACACCTTCAATTACTCCAACTAAAACTGTAACTCCAACGGTTACTCAAACACCAACTAATACCACAACTAAAACACCTACACCAACTACTACACCTACACCAACAAGATTACCAGCATTAGTTTATGATTTAGACGCCGCTTATTATTCCGCAATGCCAACTAATGGTTCTGTAGTTTCTGGAACAGGAGCCTATAGTGTTACAGTAACTAATGCAGGAAGTAGTATATCTTGGAACAGTGCAAATGGTGGGGTATTTATTAAATCAAATAATGTTGGTACAGATGCGATATATGGTGGTCCAAACTATGTAACCAGTCAAAGTTACACAGTATTTATGGCCTATAAACTATCAGCAACATCTCTTGGAAGATTGTTAAACACTCAAAATGAAAGTATTAAGGATTGGTTGATGGGGGCATACAATGGTAATCCAAATACTTTTTATCCAAACTTTAGTGTAAACTTACCATCATCAGGAGCTGATACAGTTTGGCATTTAGATTGGGCAACTTGGGATACGGGGACTAATACAGGTACACTGTATACCTCAACAAATACCGCCCCAACTAATTTCTCATATTCTGCAACTAATGGTGGTGGAGGTGGATTTAACCAAATAAGATTGTTTAGTCGTTCATCAGGTAGTGAAGTACAAACAGCAAACATAGGATTTGTTAAAGTTTGGGATGGGGTATTATCATTATCCCAAATACAGGCTCAACACGCTTTATACAAAACTAGATTTGGATATTAAAAACCATTCTATGTGTCCATCATGTTTTGATTAAACTTTAATTTAATTTAAAAGTATTTATATTTTAGTATGAGTGAAAATAAACTAACGGTATGGCAACGGTTATCCCAAACATTTGGACCCAATTCTCTTTTGGGGCAGGATTATCCTACGTACAAATATGATAAAAGTGAATTATTAAAAACAACCTCTAAGTCTGAATATGATAGAGAAAAACTTCAGGCACAACAAACATATTATTTAGCTAACCAATGGGGTAGAATTGAAAATAATCTATATACACAGGCGGTTTATTATGAACCAACTCGTTTATCATCTTTCTACGACTATGAGTCAATGGAATTTACCCCTGAAATTGGTGCCGCTCTTGACATATACGCTGAAGAATCTACAACCATTGACCAAAATGGTTTTATGTTACAAATTTATTCTGAATCATCGAGAATTAAATCAATTCTTGGAGATTTGTTTAATAATGCTTTAGATATTAACACTAACTTACCTATGTGGATAAGAAACACATGTAAGTATGGTGATAATTTTGTATATCTTAAATTAGACCCTGAAAAAGGTATTATAGGATGTATGCAATTACCAATCATTGAGATTGAACGATTGGAAGCGGGTATGGGAGCACACTCAACAGACTCAACAACTAATCCTGAAAAGAAACATTTGAAGTTCAAATGGAAACAAAAGGATTTAGAGTTTAATACTTGGGAAATTGCTCACTTTAGATTACTTGGTGATGATAGAAGACTTCCTTATGGAACTTCTATGTTAGAAAAGGCTCGTCGTATTTGGAAACAATTATTGTTATCTGAAGATGCTATGTTAATCTACAGAACATCAAGAGCACCTGAAAGACGTGTATTTAAAGTATTTGTTGGAAACATGGATGATGCGGATGTTGAACCATATATCCAAAGATTTGCTAATAAGTTTAAGAGAAGTCAAACGGTAGACCATAAGACAGGTAATGTGGATATGAGATTTAATCAGATGGCTGTTGACCAAGATTATTTCGTTCCAGTTAGAGATACCGCACAAGCAAGTCCTATTGAGACATTGGCGGGAGCTCAAAACTTATCTGAAATTGCCGACATCGAGTATATCCAAAAGAAATTGTTAACGGCTCTTCGTGTTCCTAAAGCGTTTTTAGGATTTGAAGAAACTGTTGGTGATGGTAAGAACTTATCATTACAAGATATTCGTTTTGCAAGAACTATTAATAGAATTCAGAAAAATATGATTTCTGAATTAAATAAAATTGCAATCATACACCTATTCATTTTAGGTTTTGAAGATGAGATATCAAACTTTAATTTAAGTTTAACAAATCCATCAACTCAAGCTGATTTGATGAAGATTGATGTATGGAAAGAAAAAATTCTTCTATATAAAGATATGGTTGCTGACCCTGGTAGTGGTATTGCCGCAGTATCTATGTCATGGGCTAAGAAACATATTCTTGGATTTTCTGATGAAGAAATTAAACTTGATTTACAACAACAACGTATTGAAAGAGCTGTTGGTGAAGAACTTAAGAAAACTGCTGAGGTAATTACTCATACAGGATTATTCGATAATCTTGATAAGTTGTATGGTAAAAAGGAAGGTGAACCTGCTGCTGCACCATCAGAAGGAGGGGCACCACCAGATGGTGGAATGAGTGATTTTGGAGGTGGTGAAAGTGCTCCACCTGAAGCTCCGGCCTCACCAGCTCCAGCACCACCTGAAGCCGCTCCAACAGTACCTGAAGGGTCGTATACCCGTAATTCTGAACTTAATATAATATTAGAAAATACAGGAATGTTAAATGAAGATGAATTAATTGATTTAAATCGTGTTCAAGAATCTTTAGGGGAAATGGGTAATCAATTAGATAAACTACTTAAAGGTTGATATTTATATAAAAAAATATAAACATGAGATTCGGATTAATAAAAACATTAGTAGAAAATAAATTAATTGATTCCTTTGTTAAAGGAACTCTTAAAACTGATATGAGACTTTTTGAAAGAAAATTACTTAAAAATAGTGATTTTTGTAAATTAA